GAACAGGCATATTGTTACGATGGAGAGAAAGCTAGGGACTAATTGTGGGCCAAATTATTCGCGGCATGGAAGGGGCAATGTGCAAACGATGAGCAGCGGCACGTTCAGTGGAGGCACTGTCGTAGGGGGAGGGCTGGTCGCTGCTCGTAGCGACGTAGAATTCTCGCCCGAAAGCGGCTTGGCTCTGTCTCTTGGCGTGAATGCCTCAGGGGAAAGCGACGTTCTTGCCCTCACCATTCAATGCAGCTCCTCCCAAGAAGGAACTGGCCTAATTGGTTGGCGAGAAGTGCTGTAGAGTGTGATACATTCTGACAAACGCCCCGATGGATTGGCTGAATAGTCCTGAAATCAAAGCATTCCGTGAAGCTTGGCAGGTGGAAGAAAAGCGGTGTCAAGCCGAGGATCAAGCTTGGTGGGACAGCCTTGGCGAAGAGGGCAGGGCAAGAGCGTTGCGGCAAGTGGCCAAGCTCATTCATAAGGCCGACATTGAAGATCGAGGCTCCTACCGCCACGCCATGTATGACATCTTTGGCATTGATTATTGCGACGGATTAGCTCACTACATGGAGCTGCACAATGCTATTTATCGCGGCCTGGAAGCGGACAGGCGGGCCCATAGGGCTGATGATGAGGATGCACTAGACGAAGGTACAAGTGGCCCGTAAGAGCCGCTCCTGCGGACAGCAGCATGAAGCCTGCAATGATTTCCATCGTCCGCTCTATTCTCCTTCTATTTTACTGGGAAGCTGCCAAGTGATACGGAGTTCCGCACCTAGAGCTTTGATGTCGTCGCTGGCATCAGCAGGAGCTTCGCGAACGATCATCACAGAAGGAACAATGGCATTGGGCAATGGCGTGACGGTGGCCTCAGGGAACAATTCTCGAGCCTTGTCAGCTAGTTGATTTGCCTTGCTTTCCCTTTCGTCCTTTTCCCATTGTTTCACTAAAACAGCGGCTTGCTTGTCCACTGCTTCCATCACTGCTTTCGTTTTCCATTCTGTCCAGTCGGGCCTGCAATAGGCCATGAGCATTTTGAACCAAGGCTTTCCTGCTAGTGAAGGCCACTGTCCTGCGGCCCATAGGCCAGCTTCATAGCACAGTGCATTTAGCCAGGACTGGCGATTCATCCTTCTTGAAAGACGCTGATAAATACTGTTCCCTGCTTTGTCAAGGGCAAAATCTTGTCCCGAAGATCAATGTTGTGACAGCGCACGCAACCATGAGTTGGCACCAAGGGTTGACGAGGAGCCCATGCACCAGGCCAGCCATTTGCGCTTCCGCCACCATGAGTCATAATTCCTGCTCTGCCGTTGCCAGCTTCTTGATTTTCCAGCTCTACCATGTCAAAGCTGTACCAGCCATAGGCCATCAGCGTGCGATCATGGGCAGGCTTGTCTCCCACCTTTTCGTAGTCCTTGTAGATGGCGCCAATCTTGTAGAGCCCTGGCGGAGTATCAGAATTTTTAGTCTTCCATTCAAAATCACTGTATTGCCCACGAGCCAAGCAAGGAATTTCCCATAGAAGCTTTCCTTCAAAAGAAAAAGCTTTCATGGTTTCAATGGCATCATTAACGATCAAATGAGAATCGCCTTTTTTGAAGCCAAAGTCTTGCGGACGTTTCTTCGGGCCAATCATGGTAGTAGTAGTGGATTCAGGAGCGTATTGCTTCATGAGCCGCGAGAGTTTCGCGGGATAGTCTGGGTCGGTGGCATATTTCTGCTCTTTCAGCATGCGGGCTGCAGCGTAACGATTGGGAGCATTGTTGATGCCTTTGAACTGCCGATAGTCTTTGTACCAGCGAGTGATGAGATATTCGATGCAGGCAGACAGGCTTGGAAAGTCAATGAAGCCTGCCTTAATTGTCACCCACTTCCCATCGTAAAATTCTTGCGTGGATACCACGCTGCCTCCGCCCTTCAAGCCAAGGTAGTTATGCTGCCCAGACGTGTGCTGGCCGAAGCCGCTTTCCAGGCAGCATTGAGCCGCAACAAGCTCAGGGAATCGCGCCCCGTGCTTGCGAGCAAGCTGAAAGCACTCGTCCCAGAACTGTTTGCTTGTGGCCACTGGCTTCAGCCCTTCACGCGGAAGATAGCCTTAAGGCCAGTCAGCAGCAGTTGGATGAGGTTGTTTTCCTTCCAGGGAGTGTGCTGAATCACTTGGTCAAAAGCAGCAATGACAATGCCGCCAACAACGAACCACTCGACGCCGGTCATGATCGTAAAGAAAGTTTCTTAAAGCCTAGCGTCCAATTTCCAACGAACGCACCCTTGTTTCCAAGCCCTTAATATTTTCCGTTAGTTGATCAAGCTTTTCTGCAATATTTTCCACTTGCGTGGTAATTTTCACTTGCTGCTGCCCAATGCTCATCATCATGCCGCCAGTGGCAAGAAGCATGCCAGCGGTGATGCTCACGGCCAAATGCGCTAGTTGTTCCTGCCAGGCATTCATTGCGCGCAAGCTTTTTGTCCATTCTAAACAATTCCCACTCCATTGTTTTTCTGGGTAGGCTAAAGGCAAGACAACTTGTTCCGCCATGGGGAAAGGAAATGAGGCTGACTTCCTTCTTTATTCCCTTTGTGAATTACGTCCTGGAGAAGCTAAGCGTCGTTTCCGAAAAAGCATCTTTGAAGATTATTTTTTGCGAGGACCATTTGGTCATTGCGCTTGTGCCTATTGCGGCAAGTGGACGGAAAATCTGACCATTGATCACATTGTTCCCAAGAGCAAAGGCGGGCCGCATTTCTCGAAATGGAATAGTGCTCCTGCTTGTCTAAGCTGCAACGCAAGCAAAGGAAGCCTGCCGGTTTTTGAATGGTGGCGTCCGCAGAAATTCTGGAATGCTGAGCGTGAAGAAAAGCTTTTGGCATGGGTGCATGCTCATAGCTTCGTGAGTGCTCACACAGACATTGGAGAATGGGAGGAGTGGATGGAGCAAACGCAAAGGATCGTGCCAGTGCATGACGATAAGCAAAAGGCGGCTTTATGGCCGCCTTTGTCGCAATTGAAGCTTGCTAGTTGATTGGCTCGAAGAGTTCTGAAGGCCCTTGTCTCACGGAAGGCATGGGGCAAAAGCCGTCCGTGCATTCTTCTTCCTCAATGCCAAGGCTTTCTCGCATGATGGCAAGCACTTTCGTGGCCGTGTCATTAGCCTTCACTTCTTCTGTTTTGACCATGGCAATCAAGCGATCAAGATACCACTGAGCCTTTTTGAGGTCTTGGGCTCCATTCTTCATTTCATAGCGCCAAACATATTTGAGGATGTTGCCCTTGAGCATACCCTTGAAGGCTTCGGCGCTCATGGAAGCTTCAATGGCTTCAATGGCTTCAATGGCGCCGCTGGCATAGTGCGACGGGCTATTCACGGGATCGTGCATGGTTAGAAAGAGTAGTTGTTGGTTTCAAAAGCCGCGAAGGCTTCAGGGGCAATGGGACGTGCTAGTTCTAGCAAAGCCTCAGCATACGATACGATTTCGTACTGCGCCCCCTTTCCAATGCGCAAGCTGATGAAATGGAGCAAAGCTTGCAGGGAACAAGTCCAGACGAAGCTTGTATACATGGCAGGGGGCAAAATGGCGCGAGCTTGCTCCTTGCTCACTCCCATGGCAATCAGCTCTTCATAGGCCGCTTTGGCCGTCGCTACGCCCTGTACATAGAAGAGCCTGGCCCTTGACTGTCCGCTCGTGCTGAGCGGCCCTGCAGACGCTTGACGGTTGCTCTCCGCTTGTCCCAAGAACTGGTCAGGCATGTAAAACTGAGCATCTTCTGCCGAGCAATAGCGAAAGCTCTTTTCGTTCCAACCCAGTTGATCGTCAACGTAAGTGGAGGCCACCGTATGCTTCCACCATTGTCGAGCGACGAACAATGGCGCCTTCACTTGCCACTTAAACACCACGCCACGGAATGGGCTTGTGTGGTGCTCACGAGCAAGATAATTAAGAAGCTTTTCGTCCTTTTCGTCCCATTGCTCTTTTCTGTTGTCAAAGCTTTGACGAGCATCATTTACCACAGACAAGCTATTGCCCATGGAATCAATGAGAGCAACAAGGCTTTTGCCGTCTTTGAGAGGATCAATGGAAGGAAAATTAGTCATTGGCCTCCTCTTCTTGCTTTTCTTGTTGCACTTCCATGAGCACGCCATGAAACTTGTGGCGAGCGTCCATCATTGATGCAGCCATGAAATAAGAACGCGAGCTTATCCAGTCGCACCATTCAATAGCTTCGTCTGTGTCGCTGGGCCATTCTTCAGGCGCATAAATTTGCATGAGAGCGATCATGCTGTTCATGGCGTAATCGTCAAGCAGTGTCACGAGGGAAGGATCAGTCATTGGAGGTGCGATCAGTGCCTGTCATCAGACGGAAGGTAAAAGCAAGAAGCCACCACTGCCAAAAGCCGAGCACAAAGGTCGGAAATAGAATGGCAGCGCAAAGGCTCAACATCCATGCCCGCAGGCAAGTGATCAGAAATGCGCTAAGGCCCAAGCCAACAAGGCGTCCAAGCTTTGTGGCCGTATCGTTAGACATTGTCATTGAGGAACAAGGGCGATGGGGCGAATGCGTTGAATTGCCACTGTACTAGAGACGAAAGCATGTTTCTCGTCCCAGGCGACCACTGCCGCTTTTCTTCCATTGCTCTTAATGAAGCCTTGGAAGATTCCGAAGATGCTGGTGGGCACCATGCCAGCCCCCGTGAGGGTGACCAGCACCACTCGCTCTCCAATGGTCCAGGCATAGTTCTTAGGCAACTGCGGCAGTCTATGCTTTTTGCTCAGCGGATGCAAGACTTTCGGGCAGTCCGAACCTTGTTTTTCGGCCTTTCCACCGTCGTCCACTGCCTTGACAAAACTCTTGCGACCATCATTCTGCTTTAGCCTAAAGACAACAAACGAAGGCGAAGACATGGGCTTTTGTATTCCAGTGGAGATGGTCTACAATGGTCAAATTAAGCGGGGCATTATGGGTCCGTTCCAACACTCAGCCGAGCGAGAGTTTGCGCTCACTGTAAACAAGCGAGCCATTGAAGAATGCTCAAGCTTAGACCAGTTGAAGCCAGTGGCAAAGAACTTGCTTGAAGGGTGGTCCACTATGAACACAGCCCTGCAAAGCATGATGCTTGAAAACATTCAGCTTCGTCAAGCACTGGCCAAGAAAGAGCTTGATTTGCAAGCTGCAGATGAGCTTATGAACGAAGCTGCTGAGATTGTGCAACAATGTGAGAAGCGACCAAAGAAAGCCAAGCAGAGTCTTTGGCCATGGTAGAAGTTAGGAGGAAGATCGTCCAGCCGCCTGTATACGCAAGATTATATTTTTTGCAATCGCGCTCATAGCCAGAGCCAGTGACGTGGCGGCCACGATTGTAAACGCCACCTTGGATTTCGATGCCAGTGCGAGAGAGGGGGTGAGCAAAGTCAAGGCGATACCGTTTTGATCGTTTGCTGCGAGAATAGCGCTCTTGATAATCTTTTTCCCACGCATCAATGTCAGAAAATTCTCTTTCGAGAATCAACTGAGGATAATGCGCTTGCCAAAGGCTGAGAAATTGATCTTCAAGAGCGCTCAATGCCTACACGGCAGCTAGCTGTACTTTAGCCCCTTGGTTCTGGTAGTGGCCAGAATAGGCCGCTTCCACGGAATCATTGAGCTGATACAGCATCACCTGCACAATCCCTTCGTTTGCATAAATGCGCACAGGGAATGCCGTGGGGTTGGCAATGTGCATGGTTAAATGACCAGCCCATCCAGGCTCAATGGGCGTCACGTTGATGATGATGCCACAGCGAGCGTAGGTGGATTTGCCGTCGCATAGCCCCATGATGGATGGAGGCATGGAAATCAGCTCAAGGCTCACGCCAAGGCCAAAACTATGTGGAGGCAGAACAAACCAGCTTCCATTGGGACCATGGTTCAGACAAGCTTCATAGCCCGTGATGGGCATGAGCTTAGGGTCGAGTGTTGGTTTGCTTTTCCCTTTGTAGTCTGTTCCATCGAAAATTAGGAACTGGTCGGGCGACAAACGAATGTCATAGCCTGCCTGGGAAAGGCCATACGAGATGGCCTTAGTTCCACAGTCAAGCGACCGTCGCTTTTCGCCCACGAACGGAAGGAAGATGTCCAGCTCTGCGAGCCT